TGACCGCGCCGGGTGGCGGAGGGGGAAGTGGTGGGAGTGGATCGCGGCGGATTTTGGCGGCGACGTTGACGTACACGGGAGCACCCGGAACGCGCACCAATCAAATCACCGCCACCGTCACGGGAACATTGCCGGATCCTGCTACCGTGCTTCCGGGTGGCGTTTTGCAGTCCGTTGAGTACGTGGCGCAGTCGTTGGTGGATTACAACATAACGCTGTCATACCTGTCTATAGGTGCGGTCAACGATGCTCGCGTGCCTTTCCAGTTCAACTTTGGCTGCGGAGGTGCAGGTGGAATGGATACGCAATCCGTAATCGGGTTGAACATCACCACGACCAGCACCGGGCAAACAACCAGTGCAGCGAATCGCGTTTTCAATGCAAACGCCACGTTCGACGGAGCCTTGATTTCAACGTGGGGATTCACTCCAACCGTTACGCTTCGGGTCGGAAGCGCGAATTTTGGTTTGGATGTCAACGCGGGCAGCATCATTTCGCAGGGCATCACGTACAACAGCCTGCAACTCGACGGCACCATCAAGGTGTATTACCTCTTTGAGTGAGTTGACACCGAGGCACACATTGCCATACACTGCGCGCGTCATGAAGAAACTCATTGCACTAATCCTCACCTCGGTTGCCGCGCTTGCGGCAACGTCCACCCATACGCTGACGGTTTTTCCGACTGCGACGAACTGGTCCGTCACGAACGCGATTCCCCAGTGGAACCCCGCCGACGGTACGTTGAACTCCGTCACCGTCACGGTTGCTGGAAACGTCAGTTCCCGGTTCCGCGCTGAATCCCGAGACACGACCGATGGCGTCATTACCACAACGACTGACGCCCACGTAACGGCAACAACCGGCGGAGTGACCGCTGATGCTGCGATTGCCCCCACGCACACGCAGGCCGTGACTGCGTACGATGGTGTGCTGGATTACGCAGGCACGTCCGGGTTCACTGTTACGTCTGTCGCCACCGGTTCTGATTCGGAAGTTGCATCCGTGCTGACGCCGTTCATTGGAACTGGAACCGTTCCTGTCACCGCTGGGGCGACGGCAACGTCTTCGTACGAAGGCCCCGGAGATTACCGATTCATTGTCAATACGACCGCTTCCGCTCTGGTTGTCGTCACCTACGACTTCACTCCGAACTGCCCGCCGTGTGAGGACGATGAGGAATACTGCCGCAAGCCTCGCCGTTCTCCGAAGCGTTGCCGATGATCCAACCCCGCCAATCCCTGACATCGCCCGGTCTCCGCTCTGCGGGGGCTGGGCTTTCTCTTTATCCATGAGCCTGAACCGTCAAACCCTGAGTGCGCCATCTGTTGGCGGTGGAGGATCGACTGGTCCCTACGTCACGATCTACGAAAACGCCAGCGTCACGCCACAGGCCGCGTTGTGGACCATTGTGGATGGTCGGGTGACGCAGGTTGGGTTGGACGTGCGGGCGACGACGGGAACCACGGCGATTACGACGGGGCAGGGGTTGACGTTTGATGGGGATTTCGACCTGTCACCGATTGGGGCGACGTTGGCGACGTTCTCCAGTACAAATTGCGTGTATGGGGACTTTGCGCCTGGGACGTTGGCGAATCTGTCCAGCCTGTACTTCTCTGGTTGCACGTTCACCACGTTTGACATTTCAGGCATCCAGAACCAATGCGGGTTGAGTTTGGTTGGTTGCACCATTCCATCGCTGACGCTTACGCCGGCCGCGATTTACAACGTGGTGATCCTGCAAGGGGTGTACGGCAACATGGTGTTCACTGGGTGCCCGAACCTGAACACAATCAGCATCAATTCAGACAGTCCTCCAACATTCGGTTCAATCGGTTGCGGTGACATCACCGTGGCAAACTCGACAACACTGACTGGTGTTACTATTGGTGGAAGTACAGCGACCTACGGAAATGTTTCAATTACTGGATGCACTGCGTTGCAGTTTGTCAATCTGTACAGCAATTCGCTATCTCCAGCCATTCCCAGCTTCCTTTCACTCAACTTCTCGAACTGCACTGCGGTTACGGAAATCTCAACCTTTGCTGGATACGAGATTTCGACCCCATCGTTGAACGTGTCTGGATGCTCTGCGCTTGCCACCTTGTCCGTTCCGTCCGCGACGCTGACCACCGTCACTCTGACAACCCTCCCCGCCGCAACCACAGTCGGCTTCCAAGGCTGCGCCCTCAACGTCGCCTCCGTAAACGCCATCCTTGTGGCGCTCGACGCCAACGGTCTTTCCAACGGTGCTGTTTACCTCGACCTCGGAACATCCGCCGCCCCCACCGGCGCAGGCATCACCGCTGCTGCGAATCTTGTTTCCAAAGGCTGGACCGTAGCCACAAACTGATTCCCACAATGAGCACCCCAACCGTCACCCAACTCCGATCCGAAGCCGAAGCGTTGCTGCGGTTCGAGGGCCTGTCTCCGATCCTACAGATTCTCGCCGTCGCGTTGGGTCAGACCAACAACGGGACTCAGTGTGATCCTGACCTGACTACGGACCAGTACCTTGAGCAGATCAAGACTTGGCGGAATCAGGCAACCTCAGATGTCGCCTCCATCACCGTGAACCAACTCATGCGCTTCCTGAAAAACCTCACCACGCTTCGGGCCGCAACGCCGGCCATCACGCAACTGATCGCCGTTGGCGATTTGTACACCGCTGATGTCACGGTCACAGGTGCCAAGGCAGGCGACTTTGTGCTCATCACGCCGCGCACTCCGGTCTTGGGTGACTTCATCGCCACCGGGTACTGCGTCAGCGACAACACGGCGAGCATTGTCATCCGGAACATGAGTTCCATCCTCGGTTTGAACCTCGTCAACAACGTGTTCAACATTATCGTAATCCCTGCGTAACCATGCCACCGAAACCACAGAACATCGACGTTGACCACGTGCGTTTCAGTGCACCATGGGCTGCATGGTGGGCAATGTTCCTAGTCGTTTGCACCTGCGTCTGGTACGTGAAGGGTGCAAAATCAGTCTTGGAACAAGTGGTGTACGAGGTGAAGGAAATACGTGTTGAGATGAGGATGTCCCAACAGAAGCAGCATGAGTTGGAACTGGAGATCAAAGGCATCAAGACCAAGCTGGGGATCAGCGCCACCTTTTCCGCCCCCGTCGTAACTGCTGCAAAATGAACCTATGAGCCAAGCCTTACCACTCACCAACACGGAGCGCGTCCGCCTGTTTGACTTGGACAAACGGAACAACCTGGAAGCGGGGATTACGACCACGGAAGCAGCCGAACTCGTGGAGCTTTCCAAACGGCTCCCGATTCGCCGCTGGCCTCCTCCCGTTCGGCCGCCCAACGAACCGCCTCCAACAATCACCATCGGAGAGCCAACACAGGTGCAACAGATTGCTTCCGTTGGTGGAGGAGGGCCAGTCGTATGACTTCCCCCACCGTCCCCGCCATGTGCTTCGTGGTCGGCAACATCATGAAGCAGATTCCGCAGGTGCCGAACTGGACGATCCCCGTGGTGCTGCCGTTCGCCGGCGCGATTCTCGCAGTCGCGATGAACGCATGGAACCCGAACTACGCGTTCACCGGGTTCATGGAAGGAGCGTCTGCGGTTGGCTTTAACGAATTGGCGTCGCGCACGATCAAGGCGACGCTCACGAAAGAAACCAAATGAAACGATACCTCGCATCAATCCTCATCGGTGCCGCGCTACTTGGCGGACCGTCAATCATTCTCACCACCGGCTGCGCTCCATCCGGCGTCATCCAAGGCGACCCGGTTGTCGTCAACTCAGAGAAGGCCATCGAAGCGTCGTTCAAGACCGTCGATGCGTTCCTGAAATGGGAGCACGAGAACCCGGCCGTCGTGACGCCTGCCGTCCACGCCATCGCCCAAGACATCCGCCGCAAGGCTCCGGACGCGTTCCGCAACGCTCGCGCCGTGCTGCGGGCGTACAAGCAGAACCGGACTCCGGAACAGAAGGCTCTCCTCGACACGTGGCTGGCGACGATCTCGGAGCTTGCCCGTGTTGCCACTGAAACCTCGAAGAACTGAAACCATGGATCCACTCACCATAATCGCAATGATTAACGCCGGCGTGAAGGTCGTTGAACTCGCCCGCGACTTCCGCGCCCAGTCCAAGCGCACAACCGAATGGACTCCTGAACAGGACCAAGAGTTTGACGCCGCCATGGAGCGTGCGTTCAAGCAGGATCACTGGTCGCTGGATCCGCAGTAAAACTCTCTGGAAACAACGAACCCCGCTCGGTATCGCTACCGAGCGGGGTTTTCCATTTCCCCAGGTCGGAATCGAACCGACGCGTTTACTCTGCCACTGAGTTACCGGGGGTGGAAAGTGCAGGTAGATGCCCAAGCCACACCTTGAGATCCCAGCCGGTTTCCACGGCGTCGAGCAACCTGCCGCTGGACGTGTCCCATCGCATTTCTGTGGAGCGTGAGGATGCGCCGGTTGCGTGATGCGCGGTCACGGTGCGGACCTCGGCGTGGAGTCTATTGGCGCAACGCCAGACGCCGGGGATGACGCGTCCGAGTTTTGAGATGCTGGACGGCGCGTCGATTGGGAGTGGTAGGCCGAAGTGGGTGTACATGTGAAAATCAATCCCGCCACGCCGTGAGGCCGATTACCGTTGTTCTGGAGCCAACCACGTGCCGATTCACTACGGCAGTCTTTGACGCTGGCACGGCTCGGCTTTCTGCGCGGTGGGAAAGTGAATGCTGCCGTCCCGGCTGATGGCAACCCGCGTCCGGATTGGCTCAGTAACCCCGGCGCACCGGGAGCAAAAAACTGGAGCCGTAGTGGGCCGTTCCCGGTAAACCCTGTCCACCACGTTTCGAGCACCGGCTAGGGGTTCCGCTGAATGCTCGCTCCGATGTCATGACACTGCCCCACAAATCACAACCTGTCAATCCCCGCCGTAATGTCTTCATCCACCGGCTCGTCGCGACGTGCGGCGTCAGAGCCTTGACCCGGCTCTGACTTCGTAAGCTTGCCCAACCGCTCCTCCAACTCCGCAACCTTCTGCTCGGCGCGGATACGGCGGATACGTTCAGGACCGAATGAACGCGCCCTGGCGGCAAGCGCGGCCTGCGCCTTCGTGAGCAATTCAGTGTACTCGTCCGGGCTCTTATCGTTCAACCCGTCGCCCTTCAACGCCACGGAAACCAATCGGTCGCCGGCGTCGAACGCCTTCTGAATCTCCTCGTCCTTCGAGTCGCGGCCGAAGATTTCCGGGTGTGTTTCCTCGTACGCTTTCAGTCCGGTGTGGAACTTCTCCATCACCTGGCTGACCTGCTGACTCTGGCGAGACTGCATCTCGCGTTCGCGCTGGGCACCCTTAGTCTTGTACTCCTCGATGGCAGCTTGTCGCTGCTCGGTGAGTTCCACGATGCGACGGCGATGGGCGAGGATTTCAGGTGCGGCGTCTCCAAAGAGTTCGTTGGCAACCTTGGCGGCACGAAGCGCCGTCATGCCGACGAGTTGCTTGATGTCGTCCACGGACGCAGGCCGAGTGCTTCCGTCGCCGGTGTCGATCTCGTACCCGTCGATGTCGCGAAGGACATTCTTCCACGCGTTTTCAAGCGGCTTCTGGTACTTCTCGCTGTACTCCGGTGAGCGTGTGTAGTTGGTGTACTTCAACTCCGTCTCCAACTCCTCGTTGCGCTTTTTGACTTCGGAGAGTTTGGCTTCGTACTCCTTTGCCGCCTTGGCTACTTCTGCGCGGGTGCCTTCCTCGCGGGCCTTTTCCAGCGCAGCGAGCTTTCCGGCGAGTTCGTCGCGCTCCTTCTTCGTGGTCTCGTACTGCTCGCGAAACTCCTTGAGTCCACCCTTGGAGGCTTCGGTGGGTTTTGCGGGTTCCGCCTTCTTCGCCGGTTCCACCTTCTTCACCGGCTCCGGTTTCTTCGTCAGGTCGGCGAGGCCGAAGTCGTCTTCAACCGGCGCTGGTTTCGCGGCGGCGACAGGTTCCGGTGCCGGTTGCGGGTTGGCGGCGGCCGGCGCGGGTTCAGGTGTGGGCGTCGGCGCTGCGGCTGGCGTTTCATCCAACCCAGCGTAGATGTCGTGTTCTGGGGCTTCGGCTACTTCGGGATTCATTTGCGAGGTTCTTCGGGTTCAAGTGCGGTCGAAAGGGGCTTCTTCTCTGCGGCCTGCGAGACGATGTTGTCGAACTCGGAGATGAGCCGCAACGCACCGACGCGCATGTAATCGTTGGCGATGGCCTTCGTGGCGTCTTGCGGCACCGGAAGGTTGTTCATCATCTGCGCGAACGCCGTACGGACAATCTCCTGAAACGGCGCCGATGCGATGATGTCCTCGGCTTGCCGTAGGCGAGCCTTGTCGGACTGGAAGTGTTTCTTTGGCGAGGTCATGGTTCAATCCCGCGTGATGTCCGCCGCCGTCCGGATGTCCTGCGCGGCCACCTCGGCCTGCACACGGGCACCCGCACGCTGCGCTTCGGCCACCACTGCGAGATCCTTGCGGGCTTCGTTCTGCTTGAACGCGATTTCCTTCTGCTCGCGCTTCTGCGCTGCGTTCTCGCGGGCGATGTCCGCCTTGGCCTGAGCCGCGATGAGTTCCTTCTGGATCGCGGGATCCTGACCCTGCTCTCCGCCCTGTTCCTGCAACCGCTGGATGTAACCCTTGATGAAGTTTCCTGCCGCCGTCAGCGCGTCGGTGAACACCTTCACGTTCTCTTCCTGGCCGGGATCCTCGGCAATCGCCTGGATCTGCTCCTCGCAATGCGTAACGACGTTGGCGAGTCCGTACACCTCGCGTTGCCCCGGCATGCCGCCCGCCGCATTGATGCGTTCCAGTTCAGCACTGAGCATCTGGATGAGCGTCTGTATGTACTCGGGCCGATTGATCGGCGTGGCGATGACGATGGGCTGACCGGAAATCAGCGTGCCCCACGCAAACGTCGCACGTTCCACGGCGGGGCTCTGGTTTCCGGTTTCCATCGGTGCCAACCGACCCGCCAGCGAAGGATCGTCGGTGTTCGCTTCGATGAAGATATGCGTCACCTCCGCCTGAGCCTCCGGTGACAGGAGCGGTCGAACGCTCATGAGGCGGTCGGCTTGGGCGATTTCGAGTGCCTTGTTCCCGCTGCCCATGACCTTTTCAGGATCGACGTTCCACTCGTCGAGGTTTTCCCAGATGGAAGGATCCACACCTTGCGCCTCGCACTTCGCTCGGAACTTCACGCAATCGGGATGGTCGATGGTCGCGAAACGGCGGCAAATCTCCCGGTACTGCACGGCCTGCTGACGGTAGGCGCGTACCAACATGGATCCCATCAGTTGGTTCGACGAGTTCACCCGCGCCATTACCTCGGTCGCGGTCATTTCCTTCTGAGTGCCGTCGTTCGTGTCCTGCGTGAACTGCGCTGCGGACTCCGCCATGGTCTGGCGATTCATCGACATTGCCGACGCCAGCAACTCGCGGTCCACGACGTGACGCTCGGCTTGCGGAACCCACGAAATCCCATCCGGGATCACACCCATGTGGTGCATCTCAATCTTCCGCATGGCTTCCTCGTCGCCATCCGAGTTGGAACGGAAGAACCACAGCATCTGCTCAAACACGGCATCCGTGAACTTTGACCGAAGCCGGTTTTGCAGATGGCACACCGCGTAAAGCAGGTATCCCAGCGACCGCACCGAGTGATACCGGAACGGAGGCACCACGCTGCCGTCCGCGTACTGGACGTGCATGATCTGACTGATGGACTTCCCGTAGCAGCGGTCACCTGGATCAAAGAGGTACTGACCCGCCGTGTTCATCCCGTTCAACTGCCCGCTGTACTGGTCCACGACGATGCGCCGGTTCCAACTTCCGTCCTTGGCCTTGAAGTAGAAGTCCCAGCACTTCACCGTGGGCACCGCATCGGACGCCCAGTACCCAGAGTTTTCCTTGTAATCCTCCTCCCACTTCTCCGGTAGGTACTGATACGTCCAGTCGTTGTTCGTCTGCTGCATCTGGTTCTGAGCTGTCAGGTACTCGATGATGCTGCGGACGAAAGGCATGTTCCACCCCTTGTCCACGTCCTTGCCGCTCGTCATGCTGGCGAGGTCGGCAACCGTGAACTGCGTGAGGATCGCGAAGTGGTCGCAATTCTCCATCGAACAGAGCGTGCGACTGGGAACAAGGATGTCCTCAATGCCGCGTGCGGACGGGCACCAGTCGCGGTCACGAAGCCACGTGACGACGCCGATGCCGTGCAACACCGTTCCGGCGAACTGGGATTCAAGCGTCGCGTCGTACTTTGTGGACCGCTTCATGACGCGGTTCATCTCACGCGTGATGATCTTCCCCCACTGTTGCCGCTTTTGCTTCGGGCCGATGTCGAGCGTTACCGTAAAGTAGTTGTCCGGCTTCTGGAACGCGTTTGTGAACACCTGTCGCGCACCATTGATGATCCGGGTGCCGTCGAGGAAGTTGACGTTGGTCTCGATCCGGTTGTCGTTCGCCTCCTCGTCGGTGTAAGGAGGGTTCCCGTTGAACACGGCGTCGATTCGCGCCCGGTTGCGGGAGCGCGGCTGTTCCGCCTGGAGCATGATACTGACCGTTCTCCAGACTTGACCGGCGTCTTTGAATCCCATGGCGGCAGGTTACTTCGGGGTGGGTGAGTCAGGCAAGCCGGATGCGCCCATCCACAACGTACTGCGCGTTGCGTCTTGGCACCATGCTGTCGTGGATGTTGACGTGGCTTTCCTGAATGATCGGATGCCCCATCGCCATCGCCAGCCAACCGGGTGAACTCTGGTTTCCGATGAAAAGGTCGGAACCGGCGATAAGTTCAGCAAGTTCCAACAGGTTCTTCGTTACCGCCCGTTCTACGCGCCCAAAGTTCGACGTAAACGCCGCGTACTCCTCGTCCAGCCCTGCGAACAGGATGCGCGACTTGTGCGCGTTCACGATTTTCAACCACGGAAACACCGGGTTCTGGTAGCGAGGCGACCGGCAGCACACGATGCGGCCTTTCGACAACGGCGATCTTGTCACCGACAACCATGGATCCATGCCGACCTGATTGATGCCGAGGTACGCGGCTTGGGATTCCGTCAGCGTGCGGGTCGGCTTGTACTGCTTGCGGAAATCCATGAAATTCACGTCCACGCGTGGCGGTGTCGGCGTGAACTCAACATCCGTCAGGTACGGAACCTTGCGGAGGAGCGGTTCAATCAGGTGCATCCGGTTTTTCATTGGGCGCATCGCGGGAAGAAGGCCGGGTTTGTGATCCGTAATGAACAGCTTTCCGCCTCCAAGCTGCCTGATGATCGGCAAGCAAGCGATGATGTCTCCAAGGTCCCCGGAATGCAGGAACGTCGTCTTCGGAACTGCGCCAGTCAGGCCAAGGAATTTGTCCCGGTGAAATATCAGCGTTTCCGGACGCACGAATGCCGCTTCTGCCGGGAACAGGCGCGGCCGGACAATGCCTCGAATGTCGTATCCGCCGTAGCTGTGCTGGATCAGCGGCGTGCGGCCGATAAGTTCTCCGGGGTAGAACCCGATGCCTCCAACCAAGTCAAACGGTTGGTGCATGTCGGATGAAATCAGGAACGGCTTCTTGATGCGTTCATACTCCGCCGTCAGCGTCTTCAACCATCCCTGTTTCAACGGCACCGAATCCGGCTCCATCCAGAAAAACGGTTGCCCCTTGAACCGATTGGCGCAGTACCGCAATCCGCTGGCCTGCAAGCTGGGAAACGACGCTCCGGGATTGCGCTTCATGTACGCCTCGTCTTCCGACTTGGAAATCGGGATGACGGTCGGCACCACACCGTCGAGCTTTCGGCAGTGTTCGACGAGCGCGTCCACGGCTTTTTGCTGGCCGTGCGGACAGGCGAGGATGGCGGGGATCATTTCCTCAGATGCTCCACCAAATGAACGATTCCAACACCCACGCAGCACAACGCGACCCATGCCACGTTCAGCACGATGATGACTTTCAGCGTATCCATATCACAGCTTCCTCAACACAAACTCGATCCACGGCTCAACGCCAGCGTCCTCGGCAAACGTCTGGTCACGCGTGACGCCCACCTTGTAGTCGTAGTTCACGTCCAACTGGCGGGCGAGGATCGGCGTCGCAAACCCCGATTGGCTGGCCACGAACGTCGGCACGTGTACGTGATGCTTCGCCGGTGATCCTCGCAGGTTCATGGACCACGTGGATTTGTGGTCCGGGTTGTACACGCTTGGCCAACGCATGCCTTCGTACAACTCCCAGGACGGCACGGTCACAATGGCGTGGCCACCGGGCTTCAAAAGCTTCATCCAACTCCACAGCACTTTCGGGTCGTGCATGTGTTCCAGCGATTGCGAGGAGTGGATGTAGTCAAACGACGCCGGTTCAAAGAACTGCTCCAGCTTGTTCGCATCACCATCCTTTTCGTCGAACCCGATGCACTCGTCGAACGGCACCTTGTCTGGACCGCATCCAATGTCGATGCCACGCCCACGAAACATGTCGCGCCACAGGATTGGCCCGCGCTCATGCTCACACCACCGTCGCCGCATCGCTTTGCTGGTTTCGTTCATGAGCTTCAATAATTGATTTCGGATTCGGTCTTACGCACAGGTTCTTTCCTTCCGTCAGCGGGCAAACGAATTCAGCGCACCCGATGCATCCGATGTTTGCTGACACGCTCTTCCACGGGTCGTCCGGATGCAGCATGAGTTCTGCGCGGAACGGTCCTTCGACAACGGTTGTCCGCACGCCAAGCGCCAGCGCAACGTGCATCGGCCCGGTGTCCGCCGTGATGCAGGAATCGCACACTGACAGCATCGCGACGAGTTGCTTCAACGTCCGCACCTTGGCGTCGAAAACGCCTTCCGGAGCGTCCCACTTGCCAACCCAGATTGGTGTGCCTTCGATGCCAGCGCAAACTTCCGACCAGATGTAGTTCGGGATCTTACGGTTCGCCCACATGTGCGAGCCGGGACTGATGGCGACGAACGGACGCGGCAACCCGATGAGTTTGATGATGGCGTCCGACTGTTCGGTCGGGTCTGGAGAAAGCGTCGATCTCGGAAGGCTCTTTGCGGACAGGACGATTCCACCCTTGGCCAACTCCGACGCCGCACGGTCAAAGTACGACTGCCGGCGATTCACGCCTCGGCGGTCTTCCTCGCGCTCAAACGCCCCGTTCAGGTTGACGTGAACACCACTGCATCCGTCCACCGGCATGAGGTGCGGGTGATTCTCGTAGATCGGTCGGATACCTGGCGCGGTCCAGAAGCCAACCTTGTAGCCCTCGGCGTGAAGCATGGAGCACACGGCACTCGCGAGGATCGAATCGCCCAACGCGTCCTGACGATCCACGGTCACATCGAACGTCTGCACCTTCGGGCGCGTGCCGACAATCGCCGGCGCAACAGGCTTCGGAATCTCCGGGACGGGTGCGCCCTTCAACTCCGCCACCTCCCTCGCCAACTTCTCCTTCGCCTCCGTCTGAATCCAACAATGCGCCGGGAAGTCCCGCAACCTCGACCGTGGCGCGATATGCTGGATCGGCACCCACACTTTGAGTTTCAGGTGGCATCCGCACACGTTGCAGGACTGTAACTGCTTGTCCACCGGCGTCGTCAGCGCGTTGCCCTTGCGAAGGTTCTCCTGTTCAAGGATCAACTCCGCAGTCGCACGCTCAAACGCAGGCCCAACCTGATTGCGCGGACACGCGATGCACACGTCCGCACGCTTTCGAGCCAGCGCACGATCCACAGGCTCGCGGTTGTTCCCGACCCAATCGGCGAGGATGCGAAGGCCGTTGGTGTCGTTACGGATTCGCTGGATCAGATCACCGAGCATAAAAGATTGGGAGTAACCAGTCGCCTTCCGGGATGGTGCCGTACCGTGTAATAGCGTAGTAATTGCACAACCTTTGATTCAGGCTTTCGGCCCAAGCGAGGTATGGGTTTGGATTTGGTCTGATCGTTTGAACACCTTCCCGCGTGATTACGTGGCACACCATCGGTGAATTCACATAATCCGGATTCGGCTCACCTACTCCCACACGTACGGCATCCTTTGCGTCTTGGAGGTTCATTCGGTTCGATGAGTGACTTCGTTTCCTGCGGGAACCTCGCCAGCGTAAACGCCTCAAGGTCCTTCTCCACCTGCAACACGTTGGCGCGTTTCTTCAACACCGCGTTGGCCTCGCGATGCTTGATGATCTCCTGCACCGCCGATTCCCATGACTGGGCCACAGGGTTCGGCATGTTCCAGTTGGTCTCAGGCTGGTGGTACTTCCAACCGCTAGGTGGGGTTTCGTTGCGTTTGAGGGTCATGACACTAGAAAGGTATATCGGAATCCGGGTCGTCTTGCTTCTCCGTTGCAGCCTTCGGTGCCGCTGTCGCCGCTTTCGGCTTTGGTGCGTCCTCACCGACCCGCTTCCAATTCCCGATGATCGGCCCCTTGATGCCTTGTTGACGCGCCTCCTTGGAAACCGACTGAACGACAAACCCGTCGTTGCCGTACTGATCCTTGCCTTCTCGGTTATCGAACAGGACCATATCCAAGTAGGTTCCTTTGTTGCCTTGGTAGCAGTGCTCCTTGGCAACCTTCTCGCGGGTGATTCGGATTGAGATCATTCTGAAACCTCCACTCCGCAAACACTCCATGTCTTTCCTCCGTCCATGGAGTGTTCCATGGACACAAGCAAGTCTTGCAGCTTCCAATGGCTGGATTCGCTAAGAAGGTGAGGCTCACGGTCACACACAATGAGCATCCTGATGGATTTGCTGTTCCCCTTGTACCTCACTTGCGCCCCCACCGGCACCTCCTCCGGAGTCCACGGGCGGTAAGGCTTCGCGGGCGGTTCTGGGGCGAGGCGGAATGCGTATCCAATTCTACAGCCAAATACCATTGTCCCCCACTGATCCGATTTTGACTCTCCCGGAGAGTCGACCGGAAGCCAATCGGAGTCCGTGAAGCGCTTCGCCTCCACCCGCTTGCCCTGCGCCCAAGCGAGCGCAGCCTCCTGCAATGTCAGTTCCTTGTAATTGCTCATGCGTAACTAAGTTGGTGCTCTTTCCGTAGCCGCCTCATCTTACTGTCAGCCCGTGTCAGCCATGAGGGCGTCTTGCGCTTGACAATACCCACCCGGTTTCCTGACGCAATCTGAAAACCGTTCTTTCTGGCGATTTCGATGGCTACCACCAACGCGTCCCACAAGTCAGGAGAGCGTCCAAGGCGTTCCTTCGTCTTGTCCTTCGGCTCCACGTCGATCTTCGACTGCCGATTGATGCCCCACTCACGCATGCAGCCTTCCTCGGCAACCTCACGCGGGAGCTTCCGCATCTGCCTGCCTTCGACGACGAGACGCGATGCGTACCACAGCGCGGTCACGTTCTTCCCGTACGCCTCGGCTTCGGTCTTCGGATCACCTGGACGCACCGGCCTGTCCGTGGGCTTGCCGCCGAACTCGACGGGGACAACCGCAGGACTCCACAGCCGAGCCAGCGCAGACATCAAGGTGCCGCGTCCGGTTGAATCCAGCCCAACGCGAGACGGGTCGATGCCAGCTTTCTCCGCGTACATCCGGACAAACGTCGCAATCTGCTCCTCCGCTTGGTGATCCTTCAACGCTGTCACCGGCACGATGATCGGTGCCTCCATGAACGCGAGGATCTGCTTCCCGCTCACGTCCGGTCCAAACGCCAGATGGATCAGCACGCAACGGTCGCCGCCGACACCGGAGTACGCGGCGTCCAACCCGAGGACGTGCGTGATCTTCTCGCTCGACGCCCACACAGGTTCCTCGAACGCGCCATTCTGCTCGCAGAGCGACATCGTGATGATGCGCCGGCTTCCACCGTCCCTCGGCATGATGCCAAGGTTCATCATGGAAAACTGGAGGGAATCGCGACCGTAGTAATCCAGATCGTTCTGGATCTGCTCTGGCGTGATGATGCCCCGG